GCTCAACACAGAAGTGAGGGTTAAGGGAATCAATGCGCTATTGTCGCAGATCGGATATAAGGCGGGCTTTTCGAATGGCTATTTTGTGTTCGACCAGAAGACTGGAATGGTAACGGCAACGCAGGTTGAATCCGATGACCGGCGGACGATCCAATACATCAAGGATGTGCGGGATCAGCTAGAGAAGTGCATGGATGCCGTCTATTACGCCCTGAGCGTCTATGCGGATCTGTACGGCGAGAGTCCGGCGGGAGAGTACGAAGTAACGTATGATTTCGGTGATATTACGTACAACCGCGAGGAGGACCGCGCACGCTGGTGGAATTACGTTAATGCCGGAAAAGTACCGGCGTGGATGTATTTCGTCAAGTTCGAGGGATTCTCGGAGGAAGACGCAAAGGCAATGGTCGAAGAAGCCACTCCGAAAGAGGATGAGCTTTTTGACAGCAAATATAAGGAGGAATGATAACATGGATATGAGTGGAGTAGCAACAGTAGTATGCATCACAGTAGTCTGCTATCTGGTAGGCATGGTGATGAAAGCAACGGATATTAGCAACAAGTGGATTCCGTGCGCAGTAGGATTGGCGGGAGCGGTGCTTGGCGTTGTTGGTATGTACACAATCCCGGACTTTCCGGCGCATGACGTGCTTAATGCGGTAGCCGTCGGCATTGTCAGCGGATTAGCAAGCACCGGAGCAAACCAGATCATCAAACAGGCACAGAAAGAGGAATAAGACATGCTTACCCCGGAGTATCTGCAACACGCGGCAGAGGGCGCAGAAGCCATCACAGAGGATTTACACAACCGGATCATGCGGAAGATCGTCAAGGCGATTTTAACACGCATGGAACGCGGCGAAAACTACATGCTGACGGCGGCGGACAAGTGGAGAATCGAAGCACTGCAGGAAGCTGGCTATCTGCTGGAAGATATCCAGAAAGAGATAGCAAAGGCGACCAATCAGCAGCTATCAGAGATCAAATCAGCCTGCGTTGACGCGGGAATACAGACGCTCAAGTGGGACGACGCGGTATATAAGGCGGCTGGGCTGGTACCTACGCCGCTTCTTCTTTCCCCCACACTGATGCGCGTACTGGAAAGAGACTATAAGGCGACCGCGGGCACATGGCGGAACTTCACCCGGACGATCGCAGAAGAAGCGCAGAGACTTTTTATCAACGAGCTTGACAGCGCCTATCACAGGGTTCTGAGCGGCGGAGAGTCTTACGGCGCTGTGGTGGCTGATCTGATCGAGAAAGTGTCCGAGGAGGGGCTGACAGTCAAGTACCCGACAGGATACCGGCAGAGCCTTGAATCTGCGACCATGACCATCGTACGCACCGGTATAGCGCAGGCGGCGTGCGATGTATCAGAAGCGCGGATGGAGGAGATGGACTGGGATATTATTCTTGTTTCTGCTCATGTAGGCGCACGAACGGGAGACGGCGGGCAGAACCCGGGAAATCATCTTTGGTGGCAAGGGCGATTCTATTCCCGAACCGGAAAAAACAAGAAATACCCGAATTTCTACGAGGTGACCGGATACGGCACCGGCGAGGGGCTGGGTGGCTGGAATTGCCGTCATAGCTTCGGATCGGGAGACGGAAAGAACAACCCATTTGACGCTAAGAACATCTCATACGCAGATAATCGTAAGGTTGAAGAAGCACAGAAGCGGCAACGATTGTTGGAGCGCAGAATACGAAACAGCAAAAGGCAAATTCAAACTTTGCAATATGCTATAGACAACGCAAGCGATGACGAGACGAAAAGCAAATTGCAAAGTAGAACAGAGCAAAAAGCTAATTTGCTTAGTAAGCAAAATAAAGCATATCGCAAGTTTTGCGAAGACAACAACCTGCGCCCTTATGATGAGCGATTGAAAATAGCCCATTGGGACCGAAAACAGGCAGCAAGAGCCGCAGCGGATGCACGGCGATATCAAAAACGCAAAAAGGAAAAAGCAGATGATTGAGACGATTAATCAAATCATGATTCTCTGCGGCTGGATAACTACAGTAGGTGGCGCGATTGTGGTTCTGACCGGAGCATGGAAGAAATTCAAAAAGCCAGAGAGGGATCTGGAAAAGAGGATGCAGACGATGGAGGAGGATATCAAGGATATCAAGTCAAAACTTGAGAAAGATTATACCTCTATCCGCACCCAACGAGATGATATGAATCTGATAATGAGGAGCATGTTCAATCTGATCGAAAATAAGATTACAGGGAACAACATCGAGGGCTTAAAAAAAACGAGGGAAGAACTTGTAAATGCGATGACCGACAAGAAAAATTAAGAGGGCTTATCTTGAAAGTGTATGAATTCACAGTACCGGAGCTGGAATATTTTCGCACGTATTGTAATTTTACGCGTGACGAACGTACACTTTTTGATTATCGGAGTAGGAATATTCCGCTCGAAAAGTGTGCGGAACTAATGAACATTTCTGTTTCTACTGCAAAACGGATCAGCAGAAACGTAAACACCAAAATC